ACAAACTTGCCCTCTATGGGCTGTAAGGGTTCAGTCCACATTAAATCACCTTGTACAAAGCCACGGAACGATGGGGGACAAATGCTGCCTATGGCGTTAAAAGCACTGGCCAATTTACGTGCTACCTCTATGTTTTTGCCGTTTTTGACGTAGAAATCTAGTAGTTCTTGCGCCGTAGTAACTTGACCCCCGGGCACGCCAATGTACTCTTTGTAGTTCATTGTAAACCGGCCATCACTTGTTCTACGTCCAAACACTATGGCAGGGCTTCCGTCCCACTTGATTGTGACAGTTTGTGGCTGGTCGATTGCGCTCACAATACCATTGATGGCATCCATGGCACTTTCACTACCGCTAAAGATAAAGTCTTCAGGATGCGGAGTACGTGCTGCCTCAGTCAAGTATTGTACAAATTCAAGCAACATTATTTGAGTCTTTGATTAATATAACGGAACCAGTTGTTGGGATGTGCGCTGGCTTCCAGTGTGGGCATTTCACGTCCACTAGTTTTCAAATAGTTGGCAAAGTCATGCAGTTTAGCAGCACGCTGCGGATCGTTACGTAGTGCTGCGATAGTGCTTTCTACTCCAGCTAGGTCACCAATGGTGCCTGTGGGACCAATCAACAAGTGAGCCATTTTGGCAGGATCATTAGTGACCAGTTCGTTGGTGGCGCGGTCATGTACTCCGCTGTTGACGTTGACCTTGACACCTAGTGTCTTGCCAATGCTGTTGAACAACACAGCACGGTCAACACCTTTGAAGGCACTGCCGTCAGGCATGGCTGCAAGCATGAACCGGCTCCACTTCAAGTCGTTTAAAAAGTTGAAGTCTATTTGCACAAATCCTTGTTTGGCATCGCCATTGATGGGGCATTTGAAATGTACTTCAATACCGGTCTGATCAATCCAACCATCTAACTGTGCAGGCTTGCCACCTTTGGCTTTGCTGTTCATGATTTGATCTTCAGGAATGCCTTGCTGCTTGCACCAGTTGACCAAGGTGCCTAGCACAGCGTCTTTGGTGATTAGTTTGGCGTCAAGTGCAAGATCAATGTCGCCACTGGTTTCACGTTTGCCTGTGCTGCCCACCATGGTGTCCATGAGACTCAAGCCAGTGACTTGTTCTAGCCATTTAACTGTGGTGGGCACATCAATACGATTGATGCGCTGTGTGGCAGGAGTTTTATCCTCGTGCTTGAATACGTTGCCGCCTTCTAGTAACTTCATCTGACGTATGCTCCTGCACTTGCTGGTGGGGGATTGGCTCTGCGTTCTAATTCTGCAACATCGGCTGGATTGACAATTCTGTCACCCTGCTCATCGTACCAATTGCCATCTTGTTGTTTGGTCATTATCCAACCACCAGGAATTTTGACCTGCTGTAACTTTGGCGCTGCTGGTGTTGCAGGAGCGGCAGCTGGAGCCCCTGTACTAGTTAAATCACCTTTAAGGCGTTCGCTTTGTGCAATAGCACCGGGATCTGGACCGCTTAAACTACTAGTCCGAGACATAATATCAGCAAGGCGTTTTTCCTGTGCTGCTTTACGTGCTTTGTCAATTTGTTCTTGTCTTTCAGGACCAGCAGTAGTAGCACGTGCCAACATGGCATTATTAAAAATGCTAGTAATTGCATTGGTTATTGATTTAGGCCGAGTTGGATTTATTTGTGCGGCTGCTTGTTCAATAGTGTCATTGTCGGCAAATCTCAAAGTGCGTTCTCTATGTGCCCAATCTTTAAAGTATTGTTGATACAATCCAGTGTTTGAAGGATCTAGTCCCGCAGTTGCTGTCATCCATTTTCTTAATAGCACATTGACTGTTTTTTGTGTTGCGGCATTGGAAGCTGATGTTGCCTGAGTAGCTTGTCTGCCAGCAGAGGTTGCATATTTGTTCCACAAGTTACTTAGACCAGTAGCGGCATTGCCGGCTGCGTTTTTTACGCCCTGCAATACTGCGCTAGGTTGTCTTGGTGCTGCTGCTGGAGCATCGTCGCCAGGTGCTGCATTCATTACTGGATCAATTGATGGCGCTGCCTCGATCTTCTCGGTTAGAAATTCACTGCTCTTCATTTTTGCTCAATCTCCGTACTCCGCGGGTAAACTTGCTGGGATCTTGTGACCTAATGCTGTTCAATAATCTGCGTTCTAGATCATCGGCAACGTCGGCATCATAGTTCTCACGTATGTGAGCCATGAGATTGATAGCACTTGCGATGACATTAGTGGCACGACTTTCAATGAGACTGTTTTTGTCTCTCTGTAAGCCCATGCTGCTTAATTCTTCTAAAATGCTACGGGTCTGCTTTTGCAAGATTTACTCCAATCTATGTTATATTTATGTTGTCTAATTTAATTATAGATTTAGGCACCGTCAGTAAATATTATATGAACAATTACTACTGTGTTTTGCCCTATTTCTCATTGGAAACTGGATTTGACAATCTCGACAAAAATATCTTTTGTTGTCGAATTGCACCCAACAGCAATATCAATGACATCAGATCATCAATTGCACAGGGCAAAAGAAATCCTGCGTGTGGTGCCTGCTGGCAGTTAGAAGATCGCTCGCTAAAAAGCGAACGACAATTACACAACGATACCATGGATTTTTTACTGGATTTGAATCTAGACAACATTGAAAAACAATCCAAGTCCAACGGTTTTGATCCATTGCAGATAAAATTGACCACTAGTAATCTCTGCAACGGCACCTGTGTTACCTGTAACAGCCAACTCAGCAGTGCTTGGGCTGCATTGGAGGGTGCCAGCACACAATATCGCAGCATGGATCTTGCAGCACTGTCAGTGGATTGGAGCAAAATTGTTTCCTTGAGTTTTGTTGGCGGTGAGCCATTTTTAGAACGCAAAAACTTTGAACTATTGCAAAAGTTAATTGACATGGGCAATACAGCCTGTTTGGTATCTTTTGTCACCAACGGATCTATTGCTCTGTCCAATCGACAGTTGTCGGTGTTGGAACAATTCAGTAACATCAACATCTGTGTCAGCATCGACGGGGTTGGTAAAAGTTTTGAGTACATGCGATTTCCTTTCAAATGGGATCTATTAGAAAGCAATATTAGATTGTTTAAAACAATTGCCAAACATGTCAGTGTCAGTTGCATGATATCAAATCTCAATATCTATTACTATTCTGATCTAGTAAGATTTTTTAAAGACAACCAATTGCACTATCTTTGTAAATCTATAAATGATCCTGCCATGTTCTCGCCGGCCAATTTGACCAACAGTGCCAAGCAAACTGTATTACAACACAATTCTGAATATGCTGACGAAGTGCGTGGGTTCTTGAATCTACATGATTTTAATCAAACTTTGTATCAAGCCATGCTCAACGAGCTACAGCGTCAAGACCAACTAAAGCGCATACGGCTGGCAGATTACATGCCCGCAGTGTCAAATCTTTTGTAAAAGTCTGCTACGTCAGGAAATACACGACGCCAATTTTGATTTCTAATCTTATCAAATTTATTAATTTCTTGTATCATGGCAGTTATACTGGCTGTGTTTTCTTGCCAAGCAGGATCTATTAGATTACTCCATTGGGTACCATGCAAAGCTGTTACGTATTCTTGTGACAAGTTGTTTAGACTAAAGGTGCCCTTGGCCACATGCTTGGTGTGAGTAACTGCATCGCCAAGTCTATTGGCGCTGTAGTTGTGTTGTATCCAATGGTCCAATTCTGTTTGATAATATAAATTAAAAATGCTAATAGTTTCTTCAATCAAGAACATGACATTGACTGGTGCAGTATCACGTAGCCGATAGATATTTTCCACCACCTGACTCCAACTAGCAGGCCAGCGTAGATATTCAAAACGATCACCAACACCATCAAGACTGATGTGTAGTTTTACCAAGTGAAATTGTTCAATGGTTTTATAGTTGCGTTCTGAAATTGGCTGAGTGCCATTGGTTTGAAAACACAAAGTTATTTGTTCGCTAGGTGCCAGTTCTGCCAACGCTTCAGCAACACGCCAATAGCCTTGACCCAACAGTGTTTCACCACCGCAAAACACCACCATCTTCAAATTGCTAAGATCAAGATGTTGTAATATTTCAATCATGTCATCGGCTCGGGACTGCTCTGATGGTGCAGCAAAGCCGATGTTATTTTGTTTGAGATGACGTTGCCAATAGGTACTACTGTGCGGACCGCAGCTACGGCAAGCAAGATTGCAACCAATATCAAACATCAAGTCTAACCTAGTGGGACCACTTAGATCTGTTTGCTGACCAAAATTCTCCAACATGCCAGTGCGAAAACTGGTGATACCTGCAAGCTCGTTTCCCTGACAGGTCCAACATTGTTGATCCCATTGATTTTTTTTATTTAATTCTCTTAATGGCAATAAAGATTTGGCGTTCCATACATTTTTTTCTGTTGTGGCAGTCATGTCAGTTCTTAGGCAACAGTTATTGACCATAGGCACCTGAGATGTTTTCAAGTCAATTTGTAATCCCCCATGAATCATGGGGCAATGTATGTTAGTCATTGGACTTTTTCAATCCCGCAATCATGCTTTTTAATTTGGCACTTTGTACGTCACCCGAGGCACGTGGCTGCGGTGCCTCAAGATTGAATCCTGCTTTAGGCTGTGCTCGTTCAAACTTGGCCTCACCCTCGCCCTCATCAGTGGCTGTACCCTTGATCTTGCTCATGATATTGGCCACACTAGGCGGTCCGCTGCCCTGGGCGGCATCCAAACCTGGGTCTGTAATACGCATGGTTTCAATGTTGTACTCAAGGTCAATCTTTTGATCAACACCAGTACTACTACGCGATTTCAAACACTGAATTTGATAGCGTCCACGTTCTTTCATGGCCCTGCTGGTCAAGATACCAAACACGTTATCTGCTGTGTTAATTTTACTGATACCGCCTGAAATATGACTGTGGTTAAACTCTACTTCTTCCACAGCTGATCGGTTAAGTTGCGATGCAGTTACCATCAAGATACCCAGCTCTTTGGCCAAGTTGCGTAGTTCCTCACTCACATACTTGTCTTTGACAAATAGGTCGTTGGGACTGACTTTGGCGCTGACAGGCATCACCAAGTCCAAATAGTCAATCATAACAAAGTCAACACGTTTGCCTGTTTGTATCTGATACTCTTTCAAATAACTGCGAATGTCATTTACATTACTCTGCGCCGGCAAGGCCTTGATCTGATAGTTGCCTGACTTTTTACCAATCATGCCAACACGCAGGCTGGTGTTGTCAATGTCCTTGCGAATGTCTCTGGTACTGGAATTGGTCAACATGGCATCACTACGCAGGCCTGTAAGTTCTTCACTCAGTTCCAAAGTCACATACACACCGCTCAAGCCCTGTTGCAGCCAGTTGAGTGCTATGTTCATCATCACCAAGGATTTACCCGAGCCCGATCCTCCTGCAAAGATGTTGAGCTCTCCGCGGCTAAATCCACCATATAACAAACGATCCAGTTGTGGCCAACCTGTGCTTACTTGCCCGCCGTTGTCGAAGTATCTTTTAATGCGAGCCGCAGGATCAGCAAAGTAATCCGTGCCCATGTCTTTG